TTAGCCTATTTAAGACTAAATCCATATCTGCTAATGGAACATCAGAATTGCTATCTCAACCTTTAGTGGTTGCAGAAAGTGAAGTGATAAAAGTAACCGCAGCAACAGCTAATAGACTACATGTCGTGCTGTCTGCGCTTGAAATCAAACCTAGAGAAGTTACATCATAGGCTTGATTTACATGAGAAAAACAAGTATTATTATAAACCCAGGTGAAATCCCTGCTCTTAACAAATTAACATAAAAATTATGGCTATAGATAGAACAGGAATATCATCATTAGAAACAGGTGCACCAGAAATTAAATTAACTGGTAATCAAGATCCAAGAGAACCTAATCAAAAATTTGCAGGTGGAGGCAAACGTGGTTGGATGGCTCAAGAACGAGCTATGGAAATAGCTGAAGATGAATATGGAAGAGATTTTTACGATCTAAATGATTCTCTACAACACAAAATTTACATTAGAGCATTACAAGAAATTGACGATATGTTAATGGGTCAAGCTCAAGGTAGAGAAGGCATACAAATGGCTTCTGCTGCTGATCCAATGTTAGAAGAACAATATCAACAATACGTTTTCGAAATGAAAGAACAAGGACTTACACCAATGTCCTTTGAAGAATTTAGACAACAAGCTGTAGCTGGTATGGCTACGGGTGGGATTGCTAATACAAAAACAATTAAAGGCCAACCACATATGTTGGCATATATTACACCAAACGAAGCAGGAACATTAAAAGATTTAGGTGGTCAAGAAACTATGACCAAGGAAGGTATACCTGCTTATCCTGAATGGGATTACTATGGTGTTGATAAAACTGATTTTGAAAAAGGAGATTTTACTAAATCAACAGACAAAACTGTAAGAGACTTAGCAACTGGAAAAACTGGAGTAACACATGATGATTTAAAAAAAATTATTGCACAAGAAAAAGAAGTACTAAATAAAAAATATGAACCACCTGATACACTTTCTCCTTTATTAAAATTAGGGTTAAAGTTTTTTGAAAAGCCTCTTTCAAAAGGATCTAAAAGAAATAGAAAATTTTTTATAGATAAAGTTTTAGGAAGTAAGAATTATAATTATTCAGATATTAGAGATTTATTATCAGAAGACGAAAAATCATTAGAAGATATGTATCAAGATTATATGCGGGGAAGAACGTCAGGTGAAATAGACGCTTATGGTAATCCACTAGGTGGTGGCGGTGATGGACCACAACCAATTATATATCCTTATCAAACAGCATCAGTACCAGGAACAGATACACCAGTAGATGAAACAGAAATAGCAAAATGGACAGCTCCGCATATTCCTACATGGGAAGATGAAAAGCTTACATTATATTCCGCCGATGGTGGTAGAGTACCAGCAGCTGATGGTGGAAGAATAGGATACGCTGGTGGTGGAATAGCAGATTTAAGACAAGGATATTTTTTAGGAAAATTAGTTAAGAAAGCTGGAAGAGCACTTAAGAAAGTTGTTAAAAGTCCAATTGGTAAAGCTGCTTTGTTAGGTTTAGGTGGATACTATTTAGGTGGCGGACAACTTTTAGGTGGATCTAGAATGTTTGGAGATAAATTTGGAACTAAATTTGCACTTGATAATTTAATGAAAAGAAAAGGAATTCAAGAACTATTTACTAAAAAGGGTAAAGGCACGGAATGGGATCCATGGAAACTAGGAATTGGTGCAGCTTCATTATACCCTTTAATTGCTGGTATGGGTGATGAAGACGATAAAGATTTTACAGAAACTGATTTATATAAAAAATGGCTAGCTGAAAAACAAGGATGGGATACACAATTTGCAGGAGTAGGTGATCCAGCTAACTTTCAACGTATTAGATTTGCGGCTGATGGCGGAAGAATTGGGTATAAAGATGCTGGAGATGTTATGATGGCTTCAGCACCTGATCCTATGGATGAAGCATTTCAAATGTATAAGGACGCAGTTAAAAATGGTTTATTCAATGGAACTTTTGATGACTTCTTAGAAAAAATTGATGAAATGAGAGACTCCGACAAAACTTCAGCTGTACCACAAGGTATTATGATGGCAGCTCAAGGCGGAAGAATAGGTTATGCTTATGGAAGTGCTGATACAGCAGGTGTAGCTTCTAAAGTTTCACCAGAAACACAAAATCAAATTGAAAAAAGTCAAATGGCTCAAGAAGCTATTTCAAGAATTATGGAAGATTTTAGAAAAAGATTTCCAGAAAAAAATGATGACGAAATTCAATCATTAGCTGAAGCAAAATTTGAAAGTTTAATGGATAGCTTAATGAATGAAAATATTGGAATAATTGGTTTAAAAGAAGCAAGTGACTTAATAACACCTGAAAGTGTTGGAAAAAGTGTACAAGGTATTGCATTACATCGAGACGACGACATAGGAGGCAAGTCATGGGCACGAGGCGGAAGAATTGGGTATGCTGGTGGTTATATGGTAGATGATGATGAGGAAGAATTACCACATAGAACGGCTGCTTTAAAAGCAATGTATGGATTAAGAAGAGGGGCTCAAGAAGGTGGCTTAATGGATTTAGGTGGTATGGAAAAAGATTATAGAAATGAAGGTGGCTTTGTACCAATAGGTGGACAAGAACGAGCTGATGATGTACCAGCTAGATTAAGTAAAAATGAATTTGTATTTACAGCTGATGCTGTAAGAAATGCTGGAGGTGGAGA